TGTCATTCCATATTTCGTATATCTCGTCAGTAGTGTATTCCTTGCCGACATGATTGCGACAAAAGGGCCGTGTGCTTTCTATCGTATCACCCTCGTATCTGAATTTGGTAATGCCAGCCTCTGCCGCCGCCGCCTGCTGTATTGACGAACTAAACTCGAACAGCGAGTCGTGTAGCATGGTCTTTGAGTACCGCTGTAAATCCACGTCAATCAGGCTGTTAAGCTCTGCAAGACTTGCTGAGAATGGCGTGCCTGAAAGTGTGTTGTTGTACACCTGTTGATAAAGCGCCTCTACAAAGTCATCAGCTAATGCCTCGTGGCCTGTAAAGCTAAACTGCTGTAACTGGCCGATGACGCTCTGCGGAACTCTAAAGGCCGCGAACTGCTCCATGAACTCTTGCGTCAATGCTACGGCGTCAGGGTACTCGCGGATGATGTCATCTATGACTGCAAGGTATTCGTCACGGACAAGGCCGTCGATCTGTGTCCGAAGTGCTAACGCCGCGTCGAGGTCAAACAGCTGACCGTCACGCAAAGGCAAGCCAGCCATCAAGTCAGTTAGGCCGCTCCGCAACTGCTCCATAGCGCGCAAAAGGCGACGCTCATGGTTAGAGGTCGCCCCTGCAAGTGCCTTGGTGAGTTCCTCACTGTCCATCAGTTACCGTCTGCACTGGCTCGACGAGCGTATCTCCACCAGCGATGTCCTCAAGCCCGATCTTCTCACGCACCTCGTTAGGCGTCACCATTCCACTATCGATGTGGTACTTGTAAATCTGCGTCTCTTTGGTGAAGTCACCGACCGCTGTAGTAGCTTCTTCAATCTCAGCGTGTGCCTGTGCAAGCACTTGGTCATCAAGCACAAGGTCTGCGATCTGCTTGTCAATCTCACGCAACAACGTAACTGACTTAACACCACTAGCACGAGTCTTCTGTAGGAACTCAAGCTCTGTCCCGTAGTCACGAATGTCAAAGCTGTCAGGATAGCTGACCTCTACCTCGTGCAGATTGTGACCTTGCCACCGACACCACAACTCCCACAACTGTTCTTCAGCCAGCTCAAGAATGTCGGCCTTCTCCGCCAGCTTGGCGTTCAGCATCTGGAACTCAGTCTGCATAGCCACGCCTGACTGCGTCATTGCCTCTGTGCCGCGTACTGCGCCCATGTGGGCCATCCTATTGATCGAGTCGATCTTGTCCTCTATAGAGGCTCTGATGGCGTCTAGGTTAGCTCCTGACGGTTGCATCTGGTACGGCTTTAATCCTGCGTCGATGTCATCGCTTATGTTGATGACTGCACCGGCACCAGCAGTCGCGTCAGTGTCAAAGGTCTTCACAAGCGTTGGATGGTTAGAGATGCGGATAAGCTGTTCGATTTCCGATAGCTCTTGGTAGATCGCTTGTTGCATATAGCTGATGTCAGAGATGTCGCTGATACCAATGCCGCGAACGATTGATCGGTTGGCCGGTATGTTGACCGCCGGTATCTTGCCGATGGGGTTGTCGATAGTCTCGACAATAGTTGCCTCGTCACCTTGGTAACGGATTAGCTGGATCTGCTCTTTGGTCCAGATACGGAAATACGTTTCTGTTGTCGTGCCGTCAATGCGGTTTACCGACTCGCGCACCTTCATGTAGGTCAGCTCATGGCGACCGCTTGGCATTCGCTCATACTTCCAGTCATAGACATTCTCTGGCGTGACCAGCGTGACGTATGGGCGTATCTCTTGGTCTAGCTCTTCGGCTCTAGTGCCTGCCGTGGACTGTGGCTTGTCCATAAAAATCCACACGTGGCCGTACACGCTCGACCATATCTGAGATTCACGCATAAAACTGTTGAAGTTCTGGCCGTCAAGGTTAGCGTCCTTGATGAATGCGATAAGGTCTGCACTGCCTTCCATCTGCTGAAAGTTGCGAGTAGGCGGCTGACGCCACAGGAACGACGAATAAACGTGGACCACGTTGCGGCAGTGGTTGTCCAAGGGAGTCAAAGCCAAGCGGCGCGAGTATGCGTTCTTGTCCTCATTGAGGTAGCTGGTCAGGTATGAGCCATCACGGTAGTCCTGACCCCCCATGTACGACCGGACATAGAACTCCCAGCGGTCCAGATTGTTTTCGTAGTCAGGATGCTGGTACTCAATATCTTCGTAATACATTTACGTCCACCTCTGCGGGGCTTGCGGCTTATTCGCCTTTCGTATGGGGAATAGATATTCAACGGCGTAGCCTAGTGCGTCATTCATGTGATCGAAGCCGTTCTTCTCTGGCTGGCTGGTGCCTTCTTTGTAGGTGTGGCGTTCCAATGATTCGATCACCTTCTTGCACTTAGGGTCTACAAACAAGCGCCGCTGACCATCTTTAGAAAGCAGACGCGAGTTTACGCTGTTTATCCTATCTCTAACCGCCGCGTGTGATGACCTTACTTTCACATCAAATCCCGCGTTTTGCAGAATGGACAAATCCGTTCTACCCCCTGCACTCGTTTTCCGTTGACGCGAGGCAGGGTCAGGGTATATGACTATTGTACCATTTCCGTAGCGTGTGCGAATCTCTGCGACCATCTCATCGGTGTTTGAGCCAAACATAACAATCTCGTCGAATACGTGCAGTGTGTCGCCTCTGCGGGTCATCAGGACAGCAGACATCGGATCGAGGTTAAAGTCCATCCCGACGTGGATTACAGAGCGGTCGCCGTCGTGCCTGACTACTGACTCTTCTCGCTTGAACGCGTAGTAAATAATGCCGCTGAATGACAGGAAGCGGGCTTCGTATTCTTGCTGAAATGTCCTGTCGTCGAGGTCTGCTTTGGCGCTCGTAATCTCATCTGGCGGCACATTACCGCCTTCAATGGTCGTGTATTGGTATGACTGCCAGCCTTCATCTTGGTCTATTCCTTTTCCGTACAGATCATAGAAGTGATTGCGGCCTTTGGGCGTACCTATAAACAAAGCGGAACCCTGCTCACCCCTGCCAGAAAGAGAAGGTCTTATAACTTCGTACCATGCCTCTGGCTTCATGTCGGCAAACTCATCAAGCACCACGAAGTCGATTGCTCGTCCGCGAAGGTTGTCGTGTTTCTCTGCGCCCTTGATCGAAATACTAGATCCGTTTTTCAGCGTAACAGTGAGCGACGTTTCGTTAGTCTTGGCAATATACTCGCGAGGGATTTGTTGTGTGAGCATGTCCCATGCTATATCGCGGCCAGCGCGAAACGTAGGGGCTATATACCATACATTTTGATTGGGCTTGGCTAGTGCGCGGCTGATTAGCTCTGCTGTGCTGAGAAAGGTCTTGCCGAAACGTCTACCCGCGACCACTACACGGAAGCGGGCAGGGCATACAAAGATGTCAGACTGTGGTGGAGTCAGTTGCATTAGTTAGCTGTATGACTACAGGTGGCAGATCAGTAACTTCGTTTTGCTCTTCCTTCATGTCTGGCAGGTACTTGTTAAGCAATCTAATGCGCTGATCGTTTGCAACTTTAAGCTGTTGAAGGCGCTTGTCGAAGTGCTCATCAGACTCAGGGTCTAGCTGTTCGATTTTCTCAATGTTATCAAAGACGTAATCAAGCCGACCCCGCTCCGCTAAATAGCTTCTGAGTTCGTCCTGCCTGATACCTCTTTCACGTTGCGCTCTAGTCTTGGCCATCGTCCATTGGTGACGGTATACCTGCGGCCCACAGTAGGCCATGCGTTTGCCCGTCTCTTACCTCTCCGCGTTTGATGTCTTGGTCTGACATGGGGTACGTCTCTACCGCGCCGTCATCGAATGCGACGAGATAGCTACCTTCATTTCTTGGCATACTGCCTTGCTCTACAGGATGCCAATCTATCGTCACGGTCTGCAACATATAGTGTCCCCCGCTCATATTATACCAATATATGCTAAAAAGATGCGGACAATAAATAACGCCTATTTAATATCCGGCATTTAACAGGCATAAAAAAGCCCGCACGAAGCGGGCAAGGGGTTTCTCACACCCAAGGAAGCTACGGAGATTAGCAACTTATTTCTAGTGGCGGCTGGTCGTTATCATTGTTGCGATGATCCTTCATGATTCACCTCAGCTGGATAGGGCGACCAGAATGATTTGCCGTACTTGTAATACGCTCTCAAGTATTTGCGCATCGTCCTGTCATGTACATCAAAGATTTGTGAGAGCGCCCATACCTCGACGCCCTCGCTTTCCATCTGAGCCGCGTCACTTACCTGCTTATAAGTCAGCTTCACAATCTATGACCTTGTAATCAGAATGACCGTTGCGACCATTGAATCTGCTCATTGGTCAGCGAGACAAGTCTTTTCATAAATTCCTCGCCAGTCAGGATGCCCGTCCCTGCCATTGGTCCTCTCCCACAATTCGACGAATTCACAGTAAATGTCTTGCTGGCTGACGGCCTCTTCGTAATCACCCTGACCAGCTATCCCGAATGCTATCACCACTAACAGGAAAATCACCGCATATTTGATATTCGGATGTAAGTGCATCGCAGTACCCCTTCAATTTTGGATTGTTTCTTAGTTTTTTTAACGCTCTGATTTCGATCGTTCTGATTGTTTGACGGCTTACACCCATGACATCCGCGATTTCTTGATGTGTCATGTTGTAAGGAAAGTCGATAGCTCGTGACATTAGTCCTCCCAGACCTCTAATGAACCCTCGTTCATGTCGCACAAGGTATGATCGCCAGCCTTTTCAGCCTCTTCGTATGTCTCATACTCAGGCTCAGACGTGTAAGCCTCGCCACCGTCACGACCAATGATTGTGTATCCCCACATAACCCTATCCCTTGAGGCCGCTTATGCGGCCATGAGTGCGTTAGCTTTTCTTTCTGCCCATTCTTCTTCGCTGAAGAAATCACAAGGCCATTCGGTGTCTTCAACAATAATGATCTGGCAAACAGAGTTGTCGATCACTTTTGCAATGCTCTTCTTTGTGAGGCTAGTTACAACTCCGCGCAACACGCTAGTAGAAAGACCAGTTTCTTCAGACAGTTGACCGAAGCCACACTGATCCATCTCGCAGATGTCATAAAGAGCGTTGATTACTGTAGATTCAAGATTTGTCATTTGATTTATTTCCTTAGTAAGTGACTATGGATACTAATCTACAGGCAGGAATTATCCTTTGCAAGCACTTTGTTATCTTTTTTTGATAATTAATTAGGGGAAGGCGGGCAATGTGACAATCGTGACATTTAAGTCACCCGTAGTGGCGGGCAATCTCTGCGATGAAGTGGTCTTCGTTGGGATGACGTGACAGGCGCTTGAGGTATTCTTCCTCACCGATGCCCTTGTCTCTGCCCAATCGAGCCAGTAGCTCTGCGGTCTTGTCAGTCACGACGATGTGGTGTCGCTCTGCAAAAAACTGTCTTTGGCTTTGTACACACATAACAACATCCTCCTGTTACGTTGTAATTATAGCAAAAGAGGGCAATCAGTTATAGGAAATCATTACATAGTCAGGGTCTTGCTCTTTGAGCTTGATCTGCTCGCGGTAGTGCTTGGCTATCTCATCGCGCACCGCTTTGTTTTCTTTGAGGATTCCACGCGACTTCTCACGCAATATCTCCATGTGGCCTTCACCTAAATGCTGATTGCAAAAGTCAGTGAACATGACGGGCGACTCGGTGAATAGGCGATGGCAGGTGTAACAGCCTGTCAGTAAATTATCGAGGCTATACCTCACGACTTTATTTCTGCGACCATATATGTGCATCGCCTGATTTGTCTCTGTGTTGCCACATCGCACACAAGCGCCGTCACGTAGCCTCACAGCCTTGCTACACCAAATGTCGGCGTTCGTTCGCTTTATTGCCATAGTAAGTCTCTGTAGTGAATTGTCGTTCGCGTAGGATTGCTTTTTCTGTATTGCCGCACTCACACGACCAGCCTTCTAGCTTGCCGCCCACAGCCGTGAACATCGGTAGCATTTCTTTATAGCACTTAGTGCATACCATGATCTTCACGCATCTCTGACATAGGGGTAATTAGTGCCGCAAGCCAACTCTGAGTAAACGAGTCGATGTCTACATCTATCGTTATGCCGTCAGGACACATGACCTCGACATATACATCGGTCAAATCTTGGTTTCGGATGTTACTGGTTGCTCCGATTATCGCCTCAACTCTGCAAACAACTGACCCGCCATCTGGTAGCGGCATCGAGAGTATCGGAAGTGTAATCATTGCAGTGCCTCTATACCGACTTTGAACCGACTGAACTCGCCGTGTTCTTTGTCTAATACTACACAAGAAATTGAGCGTTGTGACCCGTAGCCACTGGCTGAATGCCATGCGTCAGGCGGTGGCAGTACAGACCAGCTTTCCCACGTAAGCCCACCCAATTCCTCAGCTTGCTTGTGATGAATGTGACCAGTCCATGCAAAGCGATACTTGGTGCGGCCCCACTCTTGCGGATAGTCACGAGTGATTGCCTCGTACAGTTGGCGAGTGCGTATCTTGTCGCCGTGATGCGTAATCACGAAGTTATTGCCCCACTCAAAGTGAATGAACTTGTTGAAGTTGTCGAACACCTTAACGCGCTTTTCTCTCTCGTAGTACATACGAAGCATTTCGTTTAGCCACAGAGAAGCATCAGGGTCATGGTTACCGCGAGCGTTTATCAGCCACACCTCGTCGTACTGCTGAAGCATTCTAGTGACAATGATTTGGAAAAGGTTGCCTGCGGCCCTGATGGTCTTTCCTGCTCTGCCATCAACGTCGAGGGGCGTCCCTGCGCCTGTCTCGCCCTTTAGGTTGTTAGCGTGGATCATGTCACCTACGTTAAGCAAAACGCCCACAGCGCAATCGCCGGTGCTTGCCATGAGTTTATCAACGCCCTTGATTAGGGTGTCTTGTGCTATCTGCAAGTCCCAGGGGTCAGCCCCTGTCTCTGGAGTCCAAGCCAACATACCGAGGTGATGGTCGCCAACGATGGTGACAGCCATGCGGCCTTTCTGCTTCTTAGCTTTGCTTTTCTTTACAGGCTTTGCCAAGCCTTTTAGGTCGTCTTTCAACCCTTCTTTGAAGCTATCTAGCGCGACTTGCAGGACGTGTTCTTTGTCAGACTGGCTCTTCACCCACTGGCCGATGGGCTTGCCTTCGTCGTTGTAGTAGGTCGATACACCCTTTACTGTGAAGCCGTCCGGTACTGGGTGTGTATAGTCATGCTCTGGACTATAACCCTGTGCGCTGGCTTTCTTCTGCACCGCCTTTAGATGGTCGCGAACAGTAGTCCTACTGATACCAAGGTCCATTCCTATTTCTCGGGCGCTCATGCCCTTGTCTACTCGGCTTGCTACTTCTCTCTGCCTTTCGGTCGTGCAAAACTGCAATAAGCTCATGCTTATCCCCCTGCTAGTTTGGCGTACTCCGAACCGGTAGGTTTGGTGAGTTTGACACCCAGATCAATACACCATGCCTCTACTTGTTGCATGAAGTATAGCATTTCCCCCCGATCTAGCGTCGATGTGCGCCGAACCTGCGCTGGTATGTTCGTACTGCCGACCTCGATATCCTCTGTGCCGAGGAACTTGTACTTCACCATTAGCTTCATTTCTTCTTCTGTGCCAGTAAAGCCACCCTTCTTTTTAAAATGCCTCAGCATATCCCTGACCCATACATGGAACAGGTCGTTCTGACTCATTGAGCGGCGTGGCTTGTACTCTTTAACCTGCCAAGACACTGGCTTGTCCCAGCACCATTCTTTTTCGAGAAACGCCTGAAACGCCTTAATCCGGTCTTTTATTTCTATCGGGTCTTTTATAAGCCAGAATTCACCCATCATTTTGTGCACCGTGTTTTTTTTTCATTAGGGTCAACCAAAGCCATTCAATTGGGTAGATGTTTTCTGCCTCCATGTACTCTCTCTCGCCATAGCCAAAATCTTTCCGCTGGCAATCCCACTCAAACTTTGACCTCGGGTATGCACCGTTAACTCTCATAACGGCAGGGTCATCCGTCGCACCGACTAATACTGCAACGTCGGCTTTGAACTTAGTCATATTGTCAAAAATAAGTGGCCCGTATTCTTTGTTAGTAAACTTAACGTCAATAGAAACGTCGTCGAACCACAAATCAACACCGCCATCGGTCATGACATTAACAGCCGGAAGGTCTATATCTAACAAACGAGCAACGGCTATCTCCGCTTTGTAGCCGAGTATGTTTGCCTCAACTCTGCTCTGCTTCTCATTTTCAAGTCTTGGCTTAAAACCCATGAGCTTTTCACATAGCGCAACCGTATCTGCACCCATACATTCAGCAGTCAATAAATCTCTGCGACTAAGACGAACCTTCATCGCGTCACCCTCTCTCCGCTGTAAGTTACATACTGACCAAACCGCTCAAGGCAGTACTTCCGATAGCTTTCGCTCTGCGTGAAGTCGTGAGTGCAAGAATCAAGCTCGGTCCACGCTTTCATTGGTATCTTGCCGGTTTCTTTCTCGGCTTCTTGCGCAAACGGACTGCCACCCTTTTGATTAGCTCGTGACAGCCATGAGTTAACAAAGCGAGGCATTCCCCGCTCGGTCTTGCGCTTAGGCTCATTAGAGTCAAGCCATACAGCCATCACGTTAAGCTCTGCAAATACGTCAACTTCTGGATAGGCGTGTTGCCAGCCTAGCAGTTGCTCGTCTGTTGGTTGCCAGTCAATTCCGGTTTTAGTAATCATCTTCGTCGCCCTCTTCATCTTCTTCGCATTCGCATCTGTGCTGTATTGCCACTCTGCCAAACACGTCTTTAATGGCTTCTCTGCCGCAATAGGTGATTGGGTATTTTGACATTTGCACGTCAATGTAATTGTCCAGTTCCTCAGCATCAGGGGCGCTTGATCCTATATCACCATCGCTGACCATTATGCTGTCAACACAACCGAAAGTTTCAGTCCACCGAAGCTCTTCGTTTTGAGTGCTTCTTAACCACCTATACCGCATTGCGTCTTTCTTCAGTTCTTTTAATGTCTTGTAATCCATTTCCCTTCTCCTTTTTTTAGACAATAGGAATCATTAGAGGCGGTTGTTGCCCTATACAAGATTCCAGCTAGTCCATCATTCATACAGTATCAGTGCAGATCATTAACGGCTCTGCCAGACCGCGCCCTTACTACTTGGCAACATAACCACTGTTCGTCCCCGCCTCTAAAGGTCGTAGGAATGATTCGGCTTTTGTGAGCGACTGCACCTGAGACAGCACTATTTGACTAGGCTCGACTAGGCGTACATAAAAAAGAGGATAGGTGATAGGTATACAGTAAGCTGTATTGCTGTATAATTTTCCTATCCTAAGCACGCAAACTAAGGATGCCACGAGCGAATCCCTTCCGCAAGTGGTTATGGGCCAGCTCATCACTGGCCCTTTTTTTTACCTCCCTAATCTTTCAAACTCGTCTAATGACAAGTTAAACATCTGGCACAACGTGACCACCCGACTAAACTTCATGTCTTCGTGATGACGCCACCGACTAATCTGCACCGGTCTGACATTAAACTCTTGGGCGAGCTGGTCATTGCTGACGCCTGCCAGTGCTTGAGCCTTCTTGAGTGCGCGACCTGTGCTAGAAAGGCAAGTCATCTTCTAGCTCCTGTGTCGGCTTTGCGGCTTGGCGTGCTTGAGCCATCCCATTATTGTGAGCGTCATCCTTTGCCGTCGTGCTGAGTGACATGAAGGTGTTGCCGTTTTTGTCCTTCTTGAGCCACGCTGACAGCCAAAACTCTGACCCGTTGCCATCGGTGTAACTTCCCTTGTAGTCGGGCTGGCTTTCTTTGTCTTTGCGGTCATTCTTAAACAGTACGCCGCGGTTCGTGTTGTCATACTCCATTGGTTGCTAACTCCTTTCTTGCTTGATTGAATGCGTCGTTACCCTTGCAGGCCGTGCGCTCTGTGGTTGTAAAAATGCCGCCCTTTGTCGGCGCGCGGAACAACTGAGCCATAGTGTCATGGTCGATGTCGCCCCAGATACCAGCCAGTGATTGCCAGTCTTCGTTTGCGATTGCTTCTTTGGCATACATGACCCAGTCGAAATGATCGCGAACAAGTGCCATGTACTCGAGAAACTCGCCGTCGTTTTGCTGAGTGATAGC